CGTGCTGGTCGTAATCACGCCCGTCCCTGCCGTGACAGACGCGGTTTGCGACGATCCGATCAGGGCGTTAATCACGTGAAGGTCGGCTCGACGCTGACAGCCCGCGAGGATGGTGCGGGTAAAGCCGTTCATCGGGTTGACCATGCTGCGGAGCGTATTCTCGTCCGACACCAACACGGTGAAGTCCGAGGACTGCATCGTGACGGCCCGGCGCGATTGGTTCAGGTTTTGTGCAGCGGTCGGGGCAAAGGGAGCCACGACATCGTTGGCAATCCCATTGCCAAGTCGCTCGTGATAGTCGATGGCCGCTGAGACATCGTTATGCACCATCGCGGGATCGAGTAACCCACGCACAATCGAGGACATTTGCTGGAACGTGAGGAGTAGGGTGTCGTGAAACCGATAGGTCCACGCTTGATCGGCTATAAAAGACATGAGGAACCTCCGTGTAGAAACTGTGGAAACAGTTCAGATCGCGGAGGGCAGCCTGCACATGCAGACCCTCCTACCAGCGTGACGTGCTGGCAGGTTCGACACCCTTATCGGGTGTGCTCCACCGGACCCCACACGGGGGCACCCCGGAGTGTTACGGGTTCATCTTCTCCTTCTCATACTGATGACGGACTTTCCCCACGAGTTCTTGTGGAGCGCCCGTCACTTTGATAATGCGCTCGTTGTTCCATCCCATCTTTACACCATTGAGGATATACTCCTTTAGCCGTGGATGGTCAACCCGTAAACCATCGGTCATCGTCGGACTCTCCACTGAGACCTGATTCGCGAAGGCTGGTTTCAAAACGTCACCGGGGCATTCCCGTACGATTGCTTATAGAGATTGTCCACGTACGCGAGCGCCTCTTTCGTGCCTTTCTTAAAGCCCTCATACTGCGGATGCTTGGGGTCGCTCATCACTTTCGCGTATTCGTCGCGGGCTGCTTCTCCAGACATCTCGCCTCCTTTGACCGACAGCGATTCCATAAAGCTTGAATCCTGCTGCGCGAGGGGCGCGAGCCGCATGAGCAGCGAGACGAATCGGGCATTCTCACCGAGGCCCAACTTATTCGCCAAGGCCGCTTCTTCGTCGGTCTTAAAGATTTCTCCGATCAATCGCGTCGCCAGTTCCTTGCGCTCATCAAACTTCTCGCCGTGCTCCGCTTTCAGTTCCGCCATGACGGTCGCCGTGTCGCCCGCAAAGGAACCCGTCGTCCCACCCAACGACTCCATGTGGAGGGCCATCAGATCGGCCACCGCTTCCTTGGGCACCTGATACTTGTGCAGCGTGGTGGCGAGCTTGGTCGAGAGTTCGTCAGACCATTGCACGCCCGCCGGCAGATTCTCCGGCTTCGTGATCGCATAGTCCTTGGGATCGCCAATCGGCTTGGGCATCACGCCCGCCTCGATCAGCTTGGCTTTGAGCGCCGTCATTTCCTCCGGCTTCGCGTCCTTACCAGGAAGATTGATGGCGCTACCCATGCGCTTAGACAGATGGGCATATCCTTTGACTAAAGACGGGATGTCCTTCTCGCTAGCTTTCTCCATGAAAGAACTCACAACAGGATCTGTCCGCAATTCTTCAGGAACAGATGTCCGCCAATCTGTTGATGTTGGAGGCGCTTCGGCTACTGATGTACCTGAACCATTCTCATCCACGTGTAACCTCCATTTTGCGTTCACGTTCTCTATCCCGATGACATACTACGCAACGACGTGATCCATCGTTTCTGATTCCCGTGTTTTCTATTGAATATGAATGACCACTTGGACATTGCGTTCTTTGCCTTGGTTGAACAGGTCTTTCTCTATACCTGCTAATCATGGTACTGATTTGATCTTTTCTCCTCTGTGACATGAACGGATAGATCATCATGGCAAGGCTGACAGATCGCTTGTCGGACCACACGAGATGGGATATTCTTTGCGCTCTTGGATTTTTTTGTTGATACGACGATAGCCACCCTCCAAACCATGATTGCCCCTCAAGTAATGGCTCAACATTGACTTGATTGACTTTCATAGTTGGGCGTCCATTCGATCTAGACAAAAAAGATCCTTCTCCCTCCATCCACCAAGCAAGGGCTCTCACGCGCTCTCTTAACGAAAAGTATTTCCCACCAATCACTCCTGCTTCAGGTGGCATGGGTCAACTCCTCGGTGTAGGTGTACTTTGCGGGATCATTCGCGCTATCAATGTTTTCGAGAATCTCCTGCACCACCGAGCGCCGCCCGTTGTGCATGGCGAGCGCGATAGGGTCTTGCACCGGACAGGTTTGGCAATAGACTTCATCAAGAAGATGCTGCAAGACCAGCTGCCCCTGCGCCGTACTGAACGTCACCTGATAGGCGTGCGCTAAGCCTGGGTCTGTGCGTCGTCGCCACTTCTGCGAGAGCCAGTTGGTGAACACGCGTGTCATTTCTGCGCACTCCCTTGCAACGCCGTCACCATCTTCGAGGCATCGCCTGCTGCCGCAGCCATCTGGCCTGCTTCCGCGAGCTGCTGTTCCTGCTGTTGCTGCGCCTGTCTGGCTGTGGCTAACGCGTGCATCTCCTCATCGTTCCGCGTGGCGCGGGCGGGATAGCCACGAATTTCCATAATCATCGCGGCGGATTTTTCAGGGTCCATGCGGTCGAACACTTGCGGCGCAAACTGCGCGAACGGGAGCAGGTCTTGCACCGTCTGCGTCATCGCTTCCACATCGCCGCTCCGCTGCGCACGGGCAATGGGATTCTGAAACGCGGTGTCGATCTGGCCATCTGTTTCGTACAACTCTTCAGGCGGGTCACTGAACTCCCCTGCAGCGAGCATCTCGTCAAACACGCCATCCCAGATTTGCCGCAGGAACTCATGTTCGGCGCGGCCATAGACCGGCCCCATAATTTTGAACAGCAACCCGATCTTCGAGCGCCATTCCTCGGCGGTCATCTCGGATTTGTTCACTTCCATCAGCATGAGGATCTGATCGACGAAGAAGATTTGCCGAATGCTCTTCCGCAATTCCTCTTCCTTGATCTGCGACACTTCTGGACGTGAGCCGGTTTGGTAGGGTTGAATCACATCCTGAATGCTGCGGCCTCGCGTGTTGATCACGGTCGGCGTCCCAGGCCTGAGCCGAAGCGTGCCGATCACGGAGTCATGCGCGACCAACGGCGGTGGGAGAATCTTGAGCGCCCAATCGTCCAGGGCGAGATGCTTGGCTTGGTTCAAGGTCCACACATCAGGGAAGGCGAGGTGGCCGCGTCCACGGCCCATCGTCTCGCCTGGGGTTTTCGTGTAGCGGTAGATCGCGCCAGGAAAGCTGCGATAGCCGCTCTCGTGAATCAAATGCTTCGTGTCCTTCTCCACCCAGCACGACGCCCACGGCATCTTCGTCGCGCCAGCGGCATAGCGTTGATCGGCGAGACTGCGGGGATAGATCGCGTGCAGAATCTCGAACGGCTCGTCAGGCTTCTGGTTCTCCATACACTGACGGACCTTCTCGGACACGGCCTGCTTGCCAAAGCGATCCACGAGTTGCCGAGCACTCATCATCGTGCAGCGATACGCCGTGTCGATCAACCCGTCTGCGCCTTCCGCGATCACGAACCGTCCCGTCTTCACCGCTTCAAAGCGAAAGCCGCGAAAGCCCTGGACCGTGCGGTTCACGGGCTGCGGCAATTCTTCCCGTAACAAAAAGCCGGTGCCGAAGCCGACCCAATCAATCTTCGATTCCACCGCTTCAGCGTAGAACATACTTTGCGAGAGCCTGGACAACATGCGGTCCCGCGACTCTTCGAGCCATTCGTTGATCGCGTCCTGGGCGCCCTTACGCGGATGACGCATCGACATCGCGCCCCAGAGCTGGGACGGGTTGATGACTTGCCCCGCCACGAAATGGGCGCAGAGTTCTGCCGCCATCGTGGAGGTCGAGTCGTAGACGTGTTGGGTTTGTTTATCGCCTGGGACGCGCTTCGTCAGGATGCCGCTGCGGGAGGGGGCGAGGTACGGGGCCATTTCGTCGCAATACTTAAAGTGGGTGGAGGCATCGTTCCAGAGCCGCTCGTAGCGAGCGCAGATGGCTTTGGCGTCAGCGGGCACGTACGACTTCCTTTCGTTCGAGCGGCGCGCGATGGTCGTGACGGGTACGCTTACTGCTCTGCATGCCTATGAACCAAACGTGGACTTTAGCGCTGATGGTTGGGACAAAATCGTACTTTGAAAGCCACGCGCACGGGACCGGCGCTGCGCGGCTTCGGCGGTCGCGGTTTGCACCGCTTTGGTTTCGGCGTTGGGGGCAGCAGGCGCTTTGGGGGGCGAGGGCGTCTTGAACAGGTTTTTCGTAAACGGGCGGGCGATTTCCGCGATGCCACCCGTCGCGATTGCTGTGATTGCTCGTTCCATAGACCCCCCTCTTATCTGAATGTCACGAGATTGTCAAGTGAACTCACCGTCTCGACCTTCATCTCGCCCGCCTGCGGAATCGCCATGAGGTCGCCGCCGAGGAGCCAGCCGGCCAGATTCGCAAACGCATCGCCAATATCCGCCCACGGACTATTGGGTTTTTTCGCGCCTGTGCGATCCACTTGGCCGTTCGATGCAGGATAGTACCAGCGACCCGCGAGCGATTGTACGAGAAGATCGGTGTCAGGACTTTCCACAATCCGCAGCGGAATCAATCCGCGTTCGTGCCGAGGGGCCAACACCCGGAGCACGGCTTCACGGCGCGGAGGCCAGCGGACGGGACCACGCACGATGCGCCCACCGAGCTTCGCCAGAATCATCCGTTCCGCACTGTCAGTAATGGTGGATTGGCCGGGGGTCGCCATATTGGGGTCGATGATATGCACGAGGTCGATGCCATGATTGGCGAGCACCCAGGGCGCGTGCTCCAGCAGCCAGGGGTGAATTTGCTGTTCAATCAATTCGAGGACGCCGACGTGGAGTTCGTTCATCGCCGCGTAGATTTGGATTTGCTGTTGATGGTTCTGCCCGATCACGCACGAGGGGCTGTGCCCACCGTCCCAGCCCAAGCCGAGGAGGAGCGTGGGCGATGGTGCGAGGGGCTGCGTCGTGACGTGGATCGCCGCGTCAAAGCCTTCGGCCACGGCCTGCCCTTGCTCCGCCATCACCCACTCGCCATCGGCCAAGCGTTTTTGGAGCGTGGGCGAATAGGCGAACACGGCGCGATTCGCCGCGTGTTGTTCGGGCGTCAAGCGATCCGTCATCGGAATCTGCACGGCGACGAGACGGGGGAGGGTGGGAGACTTCAACCAGCGGACATAGGGCCAGGTTTCGGGGCCGCCCGGATTCGTCGCGGCGACCGCACAGCGTTTCCGAGTCGGAAGCCGTAACGTCGAGGAACGGGCCAAGTCCCATTGCTGTTCGGTGATGCCGGTCCCGTCCGTCATGGAGGCGACGAGTTCTTCGCCCAGCACCAAATTCACTTCGATGCGGAGCCGCTGATTCGCTTCGTCGTCCTTACAGCCAATGAAGTCGCCAGAGACCAGCGCGTGGCCGGCGAGGGTACAGACCGTGCGGCGGCTATCGTCTTTCAACGACCACAACCCGCCCCACATAGGGAGCTGCAAGCTGCGCCCCGTTTTCGTCGCGGCACTGAGCAAACTGTCGTGGAGCCAGGCGACGAGCAACGGACCAGGGAAACCTGCCCGCAACGCCCACTCGGCCTGAATCATGGCGACGGCGGCTAAGGCGTGGGTCTTGCCCGTATTCCTGGGGCCGTGGACCAGGACCTCCGTATCCTCCTCCCCACAGACGGCGGCTTGAATGGCGCGCGAGGCCTTCGGGGCAAAGACCACGGGATGGACCGTATCGGGACAATCACCGAGGGCGAGGTAGGTGAGAATCTCATGCAGGGCCTGCTCGACCACTGGCCCCGTGCCGAGCTGGTGCCGTCCAATCAGGACAATCGAGCGGCCTTCACTATCCGTGCCATCGGCTCCAGGGAGTGGCGTCTCTACGGTGAGGAGGATCGCACAGAGCGTGGTGCCCGTACTCGCCCCGATTTTGTCTAACAAGAGCTTCTGGGCGCGGGGGATGCTCACGCCGACTCCTCCCCCACCGTCTTCCGCTCCACCACCCCCGGCAATCGCCGCGTCCGTCCCGCTTTCAGTCCTTCGAGAATCACCAACGCCGGCCCATGCCCTTCCGCTCTGAGCACCGTCTCGTTCAATTCCTTCACCGCCTCCGTCTGCAACACCGCCGTCGCCCCAGAGAGTGCCTTCAAAATCACCTCCATGCGCTTGAAGTCCGGCTTCTTCGCCGTACACACTTCCTGAATCACCGCCGCATACGTCGCCTGTAACTCCCCCGTCGTGCGCACCGAGGCCACAATCCCAATCTCTTCCGGTAACCGCCGCTCCGCATGCGTCCGCCCGCCTCGACGCTGAAACTCCTTCGCGACACTCGGATCGTCACTATGATGCGGACAACTCTTCGCCTCCCCGTAAATCCGATACCCACACGGCGTCCCCGCCTTCGTCAAAAATCCATACTGCCCACACGTATGCTGCATGGCCCTCTCTCTACCGTGTTCCCTGTGCTCCTGTCAACCACGATGGGATTTCCCCACTCCATGAAAAATCCAGAGGGATGTCCATGTGGGCTCCAGCCAAGACCTCGAAAGCCCCCTCCCCCCCCCTCTCTGTACATATTGGAACAGTTGACATAATAGTTATTATCAGACCATTCAGGAGTTCACGATGCCTATCCATATGTTACGCCTGACTACCTCTCTGTGCATAACCTCGCTCAGTGCATGGTGTATGACAATGAGTGACAGAGAGTGACAGAGAGTAGAGCTATGTCTGATAATATTGGTGCATTTCAACCATTCTTGCAGGGGTATGGGCATGGAGAACAGAGGAATAGGGGCGAAGTTCATTCGTACCGCTCATCCTGACCGATTCGCTCAGGCTATTGAGCCTGACTCGTCAGTGTATCGTGTGCCTGTCAAGCGGTAAGGGACTGGGGGATGGGACGGGATAACGCCGTAGGCTAGGCAGGTCTACAACTCAGAAGTTTCCGACCTGAATGATAGATCGCGTTGGCTCCGCAAGCGTATACTCATTAGAAGCATAAGTCAAGGGGCGTTGTCAACGTCCCGTGCAGATCCGTGCATGACGTTGTAGGACAGTGTAGGACAGCGGAGTCGAGAACTCCTTGAGAACAGGCGCGAAGAATAAAGAGTTCGCATGATGTTACCCTCGTTCCTCGATGTTACCTTTGTATCCACTTGATAGGGTTCAGTTCATCGAAGAGTGTTCCCCTTTCTACCCAATCCTCCCACTGTCCCATTCTGCCCCATAACATCATAACTCGTTGATATCCTGATAGCCTTGACCTTACTAAGGTCATGGCACAGCGATTGCTTGAGAGAGTCGGTAGAAATTTTCACCACCGCTGGCACGCTCCAGCAGAAAGGCCCGCACCATGATAAGACAAGACGATAGAACCGAGACCCAGCAAACCACCTATCGTTGGGGAGTGGTCGCAAAGGATACGTTTATGAGCGGATGGGGCGAAGCGAAGAACGGGGTATCTCGCTGTGCCTGGGCCTGTGCCCCAGGGGGCGACCTTGACAAGTTAGAGCGGTGGGTCGCCAATCGGTCTGACATGCGGTATGTGAACAAGGTTGACCTGTCAACCTATCGCCCTCCGAGAGGTAAGGCGTTAGAACAACCCTGTCTCGGTTGTGGCTACACCGGCCAAGCTATCCGGCTCAAGAATGGAGAGATCCCATGAGTTTTGACCCCATCCAGGATGCGCCTAAGTGCCAATGTGGGCATGCGCAAGATACGCATGACTGGATCACGAACACCGGCATTTTCAAGACCCCGGGCGTGACAACTGACTGGCATGGGCGCTGCAAAGCCAAGAAATGCCCATGCTGGCGCTATAAACCAAAGGAGCGACCATGACCATCATCTATGCACCGACCATGCGCGAGACGGGTTTTATCGAGCGGCGGTATAGCCCCTATCGAGGTGCCATGTACTGCCTCAGGCTGACAGACGGGACCACGGTGGCAGAGTCGCTCTCCATCACCGACCTGAGACGCTATGCGAAGAAAAAAGACCTCACGATTACCGCCGAACACGGCACCGAGTGTTCCGACCCCATACTGGTGAATCCGGGAGGTCTGATCATGACCTCTGAACGGGAGGATGTCTAACATGTACGCCTATTGCGCAACTCATAACGTCAGTTGGAATGGAGACCTCCGTGATTACTGCCTGGAATGTATGGAAATATTAGAACTTGACCGGCCCTGGACTGATGAGGAAGCGATGCAAGCAGGCTATCCAAACAAACCCATAGGTACTGATGATCGACGGGAGGACGTATGACACTGCGCAGGTATAAGGCAACACTGACCCATATCCAAGTCCCTACAGGGTGGGAACCACTCTTGGATATGGTAGTTGCGGATGGTGAACAGGTGTATCTGGTGGAGGAGGTCGATGCTGAACGGGCGCTCAGCGCCGTCACCGTCTGTCGGAAATGTGGCGATCAATACGAAACCACGTTTAGATATGGGGTGATTGGGCATCATGTGTACGCGGTGAATGCCGATGATCCGACCACGGAGATCGACGCCCTCAAGCATGAAATTACCGCGCTCCGCCAGCTTCTGACCGAGCGGGACGCGAGGATTGCGGAGCTGGAACCGTCGCGGGATGAATGGGAGCGTGCGTGGTATGCGCTGAGGCAAGATAGTTTACAGCAGCTCGAATCCCAGTCGATCACCTATCAGGACAATCTCACCGAAATTCAGATGCTGAAAGCAGCGCTTGAACACATCTACACCATCGTACACGAGGGATACGGGACGGGTAACGATCGCTGCGAGGTGATTATCCAGAACGCGCTGGCACCACCCCATGCCCCACTACCTGATGCTTCAGTACGGAGCACCTGCACTATCTATCCTGGCTTGACGTTGCTCAGGAATGACGACGGCGAATGGCTAGAATTCGATGGTGGTGGAGAGGGTGGCAAAAAAGGTGCCGTGCATCTACGTAATCATTTCGAGAACGAGCCGACCGTGGGGCCAGCGGTCCTCGCATGGTTGGAACGGATGCAACGATGGGAGAACGGCGCATGAAAGATTTTCTTGATAAATACGGCAAAGATGTTGCCAGAAATCGTGTCCAAGTAGGGGACTGGGTGCTCTATGCCGACGGATGCAATAAACGTCTAGGCATCGTCATCGACGTAGAGC